CGATGGCGGATGTACCGAAGGTGGTTCCGGCAAGCGAAACCTTATGACCTCCCTATGGAGTTTGACTTTTATGACAAAGCTGGAAACAGCCGTTATACGTCTACGGGTCCCTACGGGAACTATAGCGGGTCAAGCCAACAAGCCATCGATAAACTCGCGGACATCGTCCCGATGGATGGCAACATTTATAACCAAGCTTATGCAAGGTTTGTAGATGCCATGGGTGAGAGCGTCCAAATGGGCGTAGCCACAGCGGAAGGCCGCGAAGCAGTGTCGATGATAACAACTCGACTCCTGCAAGTAGCCAAATTCACTGGGCACGTCGCTCGAGGACGCTACGGGGATGCCGCTAAGGATCTCGGCGTAAATTGGACAGGGAAATCTGCTCGCAAGAGCAAGATCTCAGTTCCTAAGGCCGTCGTTCCGAAGTCGAAGGATGCTCGTGAGAGCGTCCGCGGTTTCTCCCAGATCTACCTGGAATTCCACTTCGGGTGGTCACCCCTCATGAAGGATATACATGATGCGATGAAGGTGCTTGACAGCCCTATCGAACCGCATCGTGTTAAAGCCTCTGCCACTGGGTCCTGGACGGACCCTTTAGCTTTCCATTCTGTCACTAGTGACACGGATTGGAAGCGTACTGAACACCGTGATGGTAAGTACGTGCAGACGGTTAAACTTCAAGGGGATCTCATCATCACAAATCCTAATTTGATGATGATGCAGCAGAACGGGATATTGAATCCCGCTAGCATCGCATGGGAACTTGTCCCTTTCAGCTTTGTGCTGGATTGGTTTGTGAACGTTGGGGATTACCTCAGCTCACTCACAGATTTTGCGGGTATAACTTTCCTTAATCCGCATAGGACAGTGTTTACGCGAGCAGACTTGAGTTACTACAAAGATGAGATCCCGCTTCATGGAGGTTTGAATACCAACCATGAAACGTGGGTCGTCAACGGCGTTAGCAACTTTCGTCGGAAGGACCTCGGATCGGGTCCCTCCATCCGTCTCCGGACTCCCAAGCCCTGGAGTATCAGACGCGGCTTAGCGGCTGCAAGTCTGTTAATGCAGCGTTTTCCTCGTCAAGTTATTGACGACAACGCTCTCCAACTCGCGAAGAAGCGGACGGCCTTCAGGGCCAACAACTTCCCAGCGTTTAATGGAAAATACTACTAACCTCCTTAATAGGAAAGGGTCATCATGACTCAACAGACCTCTATGACGGTCAAGAAGTACGACGGGGTCACGGATATCGTGTACACCGCCGTGCGTCCGGCTGCCGGTGGGAATACTCCCGCCGTCTGGCTCGCACCGACTCTTGGGACTGCTGTGGCTCACCAGCCAGAGCTTCGCATCAAATCCTCTACGAACAAGGCTGGCACAGTCAACCGCGTCGAGGGGATCCTGGTGTATCCCGAGATCATCACCGCGGCCGATGGTTCGAAGTCTATTGCCAACAAGACTATCGTCAGCGTAAGCGTGACGAATCCGAAGGCAATGGCAACGACCTCGGTTCAGGAGGGCATTGCGCAGGCACTAAACCTGTTCGCGCACGCCCACGTGAAGACCCAAGCTATCGAAGGCTTTGCTGCCATCTAACTAGGGAACTTCATGCTGAAAACCTCCTTACCAGGTGATCTGGAGAAGGTGTACGTCGCTTTACTGGACGCACTCGCCTCACCTCTGGCTGAGCACTGCAAAATGCTCGTGAAGAACCAGAGATGGGATGAACTTGTAAGTATTAAAGTTCGTCCTAGCGCATATGACAAAGCGGAGGATTACTTCCGCGATGCCGCCGCCGTATCCTTCATACGGAAATGCGAGAGTTTGGACACCACGGTTGACCGCCAAGCGGTTGCCGAGGAGAACTTCCTCTTAGCAGAACGGCAATGCGCCCGCTCCAACGAGCGGCTTGCTATTCACTTTCTCGAAGGTGCACTGGACCGTGACAACGGCCTGATTGCTACCCCCGAAGGTGCGTGCGCTCGGCTGATTGCCGAGGCACGGAAAGAAATGAGCAAGTTGCTTGGAAAACTCCCTTCTGACCTAAAAGGTCGGTTTGGACCAGGAGCGACATATGGCGACAAGGGTAGGTATACCACCGTCCCCGATAAGATGTCGTCTCGACCCACTCTAACCACATCAGCACTCTGGTTCCAC